CACTAACTAACCTACTAAGGGGCTACACCATGCAAAACAAAACACTACTAACAATCGATTCCAATGCTAAGACAGTCAAGGGTCAAGAATTCGGATTCATGACGGGCATTCTATATATTGCGCCGGTAGCGATCTCAGGCCATAACGTGTGCCCAATGGCTGTGATTGCACAGTGCGATAAAGCTTGTCTCTATACAGCCGGGCGTGGCGCAATGAGTAACGTTAAGCTAGCACGTATTCGCAAGGCTAAAGCTTTTTTTGAGTATCGCACCGAGTTTATGCAATTATTAGCGAAAGACATTCGCAGGCTAGTTAAAAAGGCCGCTAAAGCTAACATGGTGCCATTAGTACGGCTCAATGGTACTAGTGACATTAAATGGGAAAACATTCCCGTTACTGATAGCGGCATTGAATACGCTAATCTAATGGCCTTATTCCCGGACGTGCAATTTTATGACTACACTAAAATACCGTCACGCCATAATCTACCGGCTAACTATGATCTAACATTCTCATATTCGGGTGTGTTAGGGTTTCAAAAGTACGTCACTCAGGCCATTAATGCGGGTATGAGAATCGCCGCTGTATTTCGCAAACGTGCGGACATTCCCGCTAAGTTTATGGGGCTGGACTGCGTAGACGGCGATAATAGTGACATTCGACACATTGACCCGAAAGGTGTAATTGTGGCCTTGTATGCTAAGGGTCAAGCTAAAAAGGATAACACTGGCTTCGTTATCGATCCAGCTAAAAAGGTTTTTCCGATTGCATTAGCGGCATAATTTTAACTTTAACTTAGGGGTTTACTATGCTTACACCGTACACCGAAAGACAAAAGACTATGATAGTCAATAACGTGATCAAGGCCATTAAAGATCCTGAAAAGCTATCGAAGCAGGCCTATAAATATCTCTACCTATGCTCGGGGTTTATCGCACACTATAACCATGCCGGGTTCATAGCGCACTATCGTGAACCGGGGAAATTGTTTTTTGACATATTACAGCGACATAATTGGAATAAATGGGAAAACTTCAGGCCTTCAGAGAATGACTATTTTTATTATCGATCTAAGGCCGATATTTACAATCGAATCGTGTACTTTTTAACTAAGGGGATCTAAATGGAATATGCATCATTACGGGAAAAGATTAGGGCCGAGAAGGCCGCTAGAATGTCACGCTATGCCGATTTTCAGGACATTGTCGATAAAGCTTATCAGGCCGGCATAGAGGCCGGCAAAAGTGCAATGCCGATTCCCATGTACGTCATAGATCAGGGAATCCCTATTGATCGGATAGATGACGGGGCCTGCGGATTCGCATGGGTTACTGTGCGGCCTGCTAATTCAAGCTTCGCAATATGGGCGAAAAAACAAGGCCTAATGCGTCCCATGTATGGGGGCGGCGTGACGTATTGGGTTAGTCAATTCGGACAATCAGTGGATCGTAAAGCCGCATTCGCCGGCGCATATGCTAAAGTATTGCGTGAGAATGGAATACAGGCCACTGCAGGCGATAGACTAGATTGATCAGTGTTATCCTATAGTGTCTCTATAGCAGGGACACTATGGGGCTAATATTGGCCTTAGAATAGGGGTTTTAAAATGACTATGCTAGAATATGCAAGTATTGCTGTACTTTTGCTAGGCTGTGCCGGTGTCATCATTGTGATGAAGCCATGGGATCTAGACTAAGGGGATTACAATGACTAACGAAGAGATTAAAGCCTATGCTTCATCACTAGGCTATGAGTTCACCGATGAGGATTGTGCTGACATAATTGGCACATCCTATGAGGGTGAAACAGTCGAGAATGCAGTGAACGATTTTCTAGACGCTTTCGAACGATAAGGGGATTACAATGACTAACGAAGAGATTAAAGAATTGTATGATAACAATTGGAATATGACTTTAGCGCAGTTATCCGCTATAACGGGGTTATCGATTCCGCAATTAAAAGCTATCCTAATGACATAAGGGGCAAGAATGAAGCACAAACAATGCAGTGCAGATCAGACTAACATGAGCAGTCTGCGTGGCTATGTCAACGCCACTTATGACGAATTGTGTCGCTGTTTCGGTGCGCCTACTGTATTCATAGGCGATAAGACTAACGCCGAATGGTTCATAGAATTCGATGATGGCTCAGTCGCTACAGTCTACGATTGGAAACTAGATCACATACCGCTAGGGCCTTATCGATGGCACATTGGCGGCTTCGATGCCTTTGCTGTTGCATCTGTGCATGAAGCCCTGATAGAATCAAGGCTCTCTAACTTTACCAATAAACAAAGGGAGGTTTTATCATGTTACTAACTAACGAGGAAGTAGTAGAGATTTTAGACGATAGGCTAGATTACAGCGATTTCGGGAATTGGCATGGTAGCGAAGACGATTTAATCGAATTCGCCTATTATGTCGTGAAAGCCGAAGATGAGAAAAGGCTACAGCTAGCATATGAAAAGGATCTATTGAGAGATACTTATTTTAGCGAATCGATGAGTGCCTTTGATGCTCTGTGTCTTAAAAAGGTGACACCATGAGATGCCGATCCTGTAACGAAGCATTGACGGACTATGAGACCACAATCAGGTCAGTTTACACTAGGGACTATCTCTCTATGTGCAAACAATGCCTTAAATCGATTAAAACAGACCTTGTAGCCGTCGGTAATGTTTCCTTGATGTCTGAGGCCGACGAAACAGACGAAGGCACAGAGAGCGATTTAGACCCATTAGCGGGTAATTTCGATATTGAGGACTATTCTGACGATCAATGGCGGGACAGGTGAGGGTTGGCACGATTCTTGCTATTAAAGACTATATTGACTAAATAGTCTATTATGAAAGAAGACTTTAATAAGTATTTAAATCTTTACTCTATAGAGGCAATAAAGAAAGGTAGGACTAGATGCAAAATGATGACTTAGAACGAATATATTGGTTTTGTGTTTCCGATTGTGTTGACCTATTAGCGCATGGTTCTACTGACATTGAGACTTTGCTCAACGATGTTTATGAGGCTTTGAAGCGCACTAAGCCAGAATCTGGCAATTGTGTTGCCCTCTTGGCAATATTGGATCAATTGGCTCAGGAAAGGATTAGGATCAATGCTAACTCAATCTAAAAACAGGTTTGTAAGGCATACTGAGTGTCCTGATTGTGGCTCTTCAGACGGTAGGGCAGTCTATTCAGATGACAGCACCTATTGTTTTGTGTGCCACAAAGCTTCTAAAACGCTCTCAGAGGGCTTCTCTGACCAAGGAAGGGGTAAGGTACTACCGATGACACAGAAACCCGTTGTAGAGCCTCTAAAGGGCATTAGCGGTCAATTCCTCAGCATACCTGAGCGAGGTATCACTAAAGCCACTTGTGAGGCTTATGGTGTCAGACAAACAGGGACAGAGCATTATTATCCCTACTGTGATGACCGAGGTACTGAAGTGGCTTTCAAGGTCAGATCCGTGGCTGACAAGCAATTCAGGTCTCAAGGCAACATTAAAGAGGCTACCTTGTTTGGGCAGAATCGGTATCCTGCCGGTGGTAAATATCTAACCATCTGTGAGGGCGAATTAGATGCCTTGGCGGCTTTTCAGATGACCGGCTCATTGTACCCTGTGGTGTCAATCAAGAATGGGGCACAGTCGGCTGTAAAGGACTGCCAAGCACAGTTTGAGTATATCGACAGCTTTGAGACTGTGGTGCTTGCCTTTGATGCTGATGAACCTGGTCAAGAGGCGGCTTTAGCCGTTGCTGATCTGTTTGGTAGCAAGGTCAAGATCATGAAGATGTCCAAGCCCTATAAGGATGCCTGCGACTATCTCAAGGACAACAAATCTGCGGACTTCGTAAAGGCATGGTGGGCAGCAGAGACTTATGTGCCTGATGGTATCGTTGCTGGCTCTGAACTGTTCGAGTTGGTTATGCAGCCCTTGCCAAAGGCACAGGCGCACTATCCCTATGCTGGCCTCAATGGCATGACAGGCGGTATAAGACAGCAAGAGATGGTGGTGGTTACTGCCGGCTCTGGCCTTGGTAAGTCTCAGTTTATCAGGGAAGTGATATGGCAGTTGCTGTGCGAGACTAAGGATAATATCGGGATTATGTTCTTGGAAGAGTCTGTTAAGCGGACTGCCTTGTCTCTGATGTCGCTAGCGATCAATAAGCCATTGCACTTGGCAGAGACTGAGGCAACAGAATCGGCTAAGAAAGAAGCTTTTGATAAGACCCTTGGCTCTGACAGGCTTTTCTTTTATGACTGCTTTGGCTCTACCGCAATCGACAACATTATCAATCGGGTTCGATACTTTGCCAAAGGCTTAGACTGCAAGTACATTCTGCTAGACCATGTCTCTATCGTGGTATCGGCTCAGGATCATGGAGATGAGCGCAAAGCCATCGATGAGATTATGACCAAGCTGCGTATGATTGTGCAAGAGACAGGCGTGGCCTTGTTTGTGGTGTCCCATCTACGCAGGCCAGAGGGCAAAGGCCATGAAGAGGGTGCATCTACTAGTCTGTCCCAATTAAGGGGTTCAGCAAGTATTGGACAATTGGCTGATATGGTGCTAGGATTGGAAAGAGCAGCACAGCATGAAGACCCAATCGAGCGTAATACCACTAGGGTCAGGGTTATCAAGAACCGATACAGCGGAGAGACTGGTAAAGCCTGTGCCGTTCTCTACGACAAGCA